TACAACATATTACTTAGACCAAAGCTTTTATGGTTATCGCCTAAAGCTGAAGATAAGTATAAACAATTTACTGTGAACTGCCTTGAAGGTAGAGGATTCTCAGTATTAAACAAATAGGAGAAGGCAATGATGACAGAACAAGACTTGGATAGGCAGAACTTCCAACAAGCAAAAGAAAAAGAACGACTGGAATTGAATCAGTATTGTTTAGACAATTCTATTCCTGCAGATTGTAAAGCAGAAGCTATAATTGACTATCAACAAAAATGGGGGAAACTATAATGAACGATTTAGAAATCAGAAAACAAATAGGAAAAAATCTTAGGTTTTTAAGAACTAGAACATTTAAGGAAGTTAAGAATAAAAAAAATAAAACAGTAATGAGATATATCCGACAAGAAGAATTGGCTAGGAATTTAAACATTACGTTCCAACAAATCCAAAAGTACGAAAAAGGTACTAACGGACTTTCAGGGGAAAAACTATATAAGTTATCTAAGTTCTTTGAAGTTCCGATGGAAATTTTCTTTGACCAAAGTTTAATAGAAAATCAAAACTTTACAAAGCTGATTAAAGAAAATGTGCAACAAAATAATCTTTAAAATCATGTTAGGATTAATTGTATTTTATGCTTTAATATATTTTGTAATTAGTATAATAACTATATAAAAAAACGAATCAGGAAGGGAAAAAATGATTGAAAATAAATTAGAATATAATGATGGTTCTACCGAACTATTATACTTTGATACTGTACCTCACAAATACTACTGGAATGAAAATGAAATAGTTTCAGCTACTAACATTACTAAACTACTTACTCCAGCAAATGTAATTGGTTTGTGGTCTGCTAAAATGTGTGCAGAGAAGTTTAAAGCATTAGTTAAAGCTGGTAGGTCTTATGATGAAATTCAGTTAATAGAATTGTATGATAAGATTAAAAAAGCACCCAATGAGTTTATGGTATCTGCTGGAAATGTGGGTACATTAATTCACGATGCTATAGAAGAATACATACATAAAGGAATTGTTCCTGAGATGCACAATCCACAAATGATTAAGTCGTTTGGTAAGTTTAAAGAATGGTTTGATGCACAGGAAGATATTGAAATTGTAGCTACTGAATTTAGAGTCTTATCTAGGGTTCATAAATTTTGTGGAACAGTAGATGCTTTGTTTAAGAATAAAAAAACTGGCAAATATATTATTTACGATTGGAAGACCTCATCAGGGATTCGTGATTCAATGTATGTACAAATTTATCTATATAAAATTGGAATCTGTGAAATGTTTGGATATGAGATTGAAGAAGGTGTTATAGTTAATGCTACCAAAGAAGGTAAGCTTAATATTAAAGCCTTTGAAATTAATGAGTCTTGTGATGAAACTGCACTGGCTTGTTTAAAAATGCACCAGTTTCTAAACCCAAAAAAAAGGAGTAAAAAATAATGACTAATAAAACAGGAATAATCAGTAATTGTTTTGACAATAGAACCTACCAAAATCAGCCATCTAAATATCCGTCATGGAAGGTAATGATGGGAGATGAAGAATTTGTCTGTTATACAAATCTTGATATTGGAGTTAAACAAGGAGATAATGTTTCTTTTGATTATGGTGTAAGTAAGAAAACTGGTAAGCCTTACATTGAATCTGATTACACTACTAAGAAGCCAAAGATTCAGGTTATACCTCAAGATGGTACAGCACCAGCAGAGGAAATACCTGTTTATGATGATAATTTGAGAAATTATGAACCAGACCATTTTGCAAATAACAAAGTGGTAGATAATAGTCCGAGCAACTTCAATTATGGTGCGAATGTGTCTAAAACAGTTGATAAGAAATCAATGCAGATTTTTGCGACAGCTTTATGCAAAAGTAGTTTGGAATCAGGACAATTAAAATGTGATAGACAATCAATACAAAATTTCATAAAAGAAATGAAAACTGTATTTGAATCTGAATTTTAATATGAATTTAACCCCAGCTTTTTTTCCCAAGTCCCTTTCGTTTATCTTGGTTTTTAGCTGGGGTTTCCAACTATTGCAAAGAATACAAAAATAATATAATGATTATAAAAAAAGTAACTGGGTCATGTTTTTTTGAATATATTTCAGAATATGACTCAGAAGAAAAGGCTTTAAGTGGACTAGACGGAACATTTAAAGAAGTTAAAGTGAGTTCTATTAAAATTGAAAGAACTCTCATAACAAAGGAGAATGATGAACAAAGACATCAAAACTCTGCAGAAGCTAAGACTAAAGGAAGAGAAAAAATATAGAATAGGCTTCAATCTTCTACATAAAAGTAGAAAGTATTTGGAACAAGCAAAATCGCTTTCATTCCAAAGGCAGAAACTAGACGAACAATTATTTAGTTAATTGTTAGTACATAACCAGTAAAAAAAGGAGAAGGCTATATGGAATATTTTGACTCAATTTTAAAGACCCCTGAAGAAATAAAAGAAGAACTTGATACTGCTTCTGATGCAGTAGCAGATGCCCAATACGATTACCGTAGACTAGAAGAACATAAAAAAATTGCCCAAGAACAATTAACTTTAACTGTTAAAATGGAAAAGAACTGTAGTATGGCAGAAGCCAAATCTCATGCGATTTCAGACAGCAACTATAAAATTTTAATAGATGGAGTCATTGAAGGTGAAAGAAAATATAGTAAAGCAAAATCAAACTATGCAAACTTAATTTCTAAATTAGATTATATGAGAAGTTGGATTTCATGTCAGAAACACATAAGCAAATAAACGAACGACTCATTGAGGAACTGACTAATGAGAATCTAGTCCTGAAAGAACAAAAAGAAATACTAGAATTAAGAGTTAAATATTTACAACAACAAATCAGAACTTATAGTGTGAAGGATTATGGAAAAAAAGATATTTAGTAAGGGAACTTTAAACAAGGAGAGTTACCATGAACGAGTTAAAAACTATGACCCTAAGTTTGCTGAAAAAAGGTTTGAAGATTATTGTAGAAGTAAAAAACTTTCTTTTAAAAAGCTTTTACTCAACGCAGATGAAAACTTGTTTGAGAGTCCTATCCCACACTGGTCTAAGCTTGGTCTTATGGTTGCTCAGCCTGACTATTTTTGTTACGGGAATAATAAACAATTCTATGCAGAAATTAAAGCAAGTAATAAAATCAAGATACGAGATTTAAAAAAATACTGTGCATGGGAATCAACTATGTGCGATATTAAATATACTCAATATTATATTTGCTTTTGCTTTAATGATAAAATGGTTATTAAAACCATATCTCAAATAATGGAACTATTACCAAAATCTAAGCTTGATTCGTACCACGAAGGCAACAAATACTATATTCTCCCCTTATAAGATATTGCTATATTATATAATATCTATATTATGTATTGTACAAACAAAACAACGGAAGGAAACCAAATGACTAAAATATTAACTGCCGTTAGCTATGCCTTTATTATTGTAATGATTTTATGGATTCTTAAAAACTCTATTTTTAATTTATTGCAAAGCATTAGTTATCTTGACCCTGTAACTAAAATATATGTTTGTGTGGGTTTTGCTTTGATTATTGTTTATTATGGTTTTCAGGGTTAATGCCAAGTATTCACGACATTTTTATTAATTTTTTTAAAATTAACAGACTCTAAGTCATATTCTATTCCAGTTATTTTATATTTATCTGTGCTATTCAAAGTGCCTATTAAATTATTAGTAACAATTAAATTTGGGTAAGTGTCTTCAACTTTTGTGTAAGTAACTTCTTGTTGATCTGTTTTTTTATCTATGTAACTAATAAATACAGTAACCAAAACATAATTCATTATTTCTTCTTAAACAAATCCAAACTAGGCTTCAACCCGTAAATAGAACCAAAGATTCCAACAGTTAGCCAAACATACCAATCGGGTAAATTGTTAAAGTACAAGAAGAATAGATCCAATTTTTCTTTAGCATCTGGAGAGCCTGAAAATACTGAATAAGAAATTACCAAGATAGGAAGTATTACAATCGCAAGTACAACCTCATCTTTATAACCTGTTTGCTGATTATCATTTACAGCAGTAGTTAATTCTATTTCTCCTCTTTTCATTTTTTCAGCAGTTAGAAGTCTTGCTTCACTCATAACAACTTCTGTTGCCTTTTTGTTCTTATAAACATCAGTTCCAGCTTTAATTGCTAAACTTGCTAAATTCCACCACATATGCGTACTACCTTTGTTCTTAACAGCCTCTAAGACTGTCAAATTAACCCTTTATTTAATGATTTGATATCCTTGCCTTATCAATCTATAGGAAAGCTATTTGTTTAGCCTTAAAATGCCTTAAAATTACTTTCCTTCTACTTTTTCAATTAGTAGTTGTATATAATGAATAGCCTTTTTTAAATCTTGGACTTCAATAGAAGTATTGCTAGATTTTATATTATACCTACTAATATATTTGATAGCATTGCCTTGATACCAATTCAAGTTGTTTTCATAGATGTAATCTGACACCTGTATTTTTTGGTCTTTATAATGCGAACCACCCACCTGAGTATCTTTAGGAGATTCAATTATATTTTTAAATAAAGCTGGGTTTGTCATTAGTAAGGTATGTAAGTTGTTTTCTGAGTATCTTCATCTCTAATTGCTTTTCCATTAATTTTTCTATTCTTCTTTTCATTGACATAAGAAATATGAATCCAACCACTATTACCACCCTCGTAAAATTCTAAGATCAGTTGGTCATACGATTCAATGTTACTAATAATCCAGTCGGCAAGTTCTTTGTTGTCCATTCCTAGTATTTCAAAATCTACCGCTTGTCCTTGAGTGTGTTGGGAAGTAATTTTTGAACCAATAGCAATACAGAGTTCTCCTGATCTAAATCCTGAAGAAATAGTTACTGGTTTTCCAAAATGAGAACGAATTGGTTGTAATACATTGGTACATAAAGATTTAAGATTATCTATTTGAGATGCGTTAGGATTATTAGGTATTCCTTTTCTTGAAGCTATTTGGCTTTTAGTTAATTCTTCTAATGAAAAGTTTGCTGATAATTTCATTATACTAATTTTCCTGTCCATTTGCCTTTGCCATCAAGTACCATTGGCATAAGTTTAGGCTGTGAATCAATTATCATACCACAACCCATAATAAATTTTGTCTTAAAATTCTTTGCGTAATGAAATGCCATATTGGTTTGTTCTATCATACAACCAACTTGCATACCCCACATCAGAGCATCACTGTTAGCCCAGTATTCAATCTTGAACTTTGAGTGAAAATGACCTTGAACAGTATTCATAGATTGTATCTGAGAAACACGAGCAACATCTGCTGAAATTCCATGAGTAAAAAAACATCTTTGTTTATTTGGCAAAGTAATAGTTAAATCATTTACCCAGTTCCATTTCTTAACATTTAAAAATTCATTATAACTTCTTAAAAATCCTCTTGGTATTCCATGCTTAATTCCTTTTCTATAAATCAAACTAGAATGATTTGAGTCAAGCAAAGTCATTTCAGGAAATATTGCTTCTAGTTCTTTTATGTATTCTTTAGATAAAGATAGTTCATGTCCAGCAGAAGGAAGATCAGGGTTGGTATCGTGGAAGCTAAGAGCATGACAGTCAATCTCATCTCCAATATTTATGATTCTAGTAGGCTTAAATTGTTTTTTAATTTCTTTAAGAAAAGCAAAGCTATCCTTGCGGTGGTATGGTATATGCAAATCAGATATAATTAATATCCGTTTATGTTCATTCATTATTTAAAATAATTATAAAACCCACTAACTAAACCAGCTATAACCAAAACAACAAAAATTCCGCCTTTGCCTCTGTTGATCTGAGAAAATAATTCATCTTGTCCTTTTTCTAATTTGGAAATTTTTTCACAAATGAATTGCAGTTTAACTTCTGTAGATGATTGTTTAGCCATAGGGTTCTAATAGTAGTATTTTACCGTAATGTCAATTATCTAGGCCTGCCTTGACCTCGTTTAGCCGAGTCCCTTATTTGTTTTCTTGATCTACCTTTTCTCTTACTTTTATTAAGTGTAGAGGTAATAGGCTTAGTCCCAATAGAAGTTCCTTTGTATCTCTTGGTATAGGTAATAACTGCACCATATATATTTCCTTTTTTCGCCATTATAGCATGAAGTGAAAAGGGTTAAATTTTTTGTTAGGATTTTGTGGAGT